AACAAAAGCAATATGGTCCAGACGATATGATTCTTGGTTGGTGTAAGTAAACTTCTTATACAACTCAAGGTAATCAAGTTGCGAGATGCCAAGCATATCAATAGAGAAGTTCTTACGACCTTTGATAAAGATCTCACGTTGCGATACAAGTTTCCAAGGCGACAACAGTTTCACAAATTTCTCACCCATAATACGATTGATACGATTATGGATGTATGGCATATCGAACAGCTGACAGTTCCAACCGGTAACCACATCAGGATAGTTCTCCTGCCAATACTGTAGGAAAGCACCCATCATGGTCTCCTCAGACCTGAAGTGCATGTAGTCAACCATCTTGTCCTGGTTGTCAAATGGACGGGCACCAAAGACCGTTATACGACCCGTGAAGGAGTCCTTGATACTGATAGCAAGAATCTCTTGGTCTGCCGTCTCAATGTCAGGGAAACCATTCTCAGCAGCAGTCTCGATGTCAATAGTAAAGACACGGATCTTGCTACTATCAAACTTCAGTTCCTCTTCAGGATGTTGCTCGGCAATGTATTGATACAAGAAACGAGAGTTTCCATAGATATCAAAGTCATCAACTTCTTTATATTGTTTGATGAACTCACGAGCATCATTGATAGAACCAAACTTATGTGGTTCTACACAATCACCTTCTAGTGTTTTCCACTCAGAATAATTCTTACTAGGCAAGTACATCGTGGGACTAAACGGAACCCTTACGCTGTAGCGATTGCCATTCTCATAACCACGGACAAGCAGACGATTGCCTGCTTGCTCAACACTAGTGTAAAACTTCATTCAAGAGATTCGATATAACGAGCAAGGAGTGCCTTGCTTGGATTAGTCACAACAGTCAGGTCAGAAGACCTAACGTTGAATTCACGTTCAGCAGCATGAGGAGCCCATTGATTTATCTGACCTTCACAGTCTACCACATAGGGTTCGATCATCCACACGTCAGGGTCACCTGGTAAGGTGTCCCCCTCAGCAGGTTCTACCTGAGCGATGATCCACTCATTCTGCAGCTTGATCAGGTTCGCTGTTATCTCCATTAGTCTCCTCTACATCATAGAATAATTGATCTTCAGTAATTCCAAAATTACCAAGTTCCGTAACAAAATTACTAAGAATATTATTATCGGGATAAGTAACAGCAATCAAATGCTCACCAGGAATTTTAAACTCCTGAACTGGTGTAAAAGGACACCAACGAGTATACTGAATTGGCAAAGTTCCATCTTCGTTTTGATCTCCCAAGGACAAAACATAAGGATAAAGAAGTCTATATCCAAGTACTTTATCATCATCGCCTTTAATGTCACCAAAAAGACAAAGAAGTGTTTCGTTAGTAGTTAATTTTACAACACGAACATTATGATTCGTCTTCAGTTGTGGTGTTTCCGGGGTCTGTTCCGTCATTTTGCTTTGCTCGTTTTTCTGTGATTTTATTTTCATATGCTTCCTGTAGTCCAGGTTCTGGATTACTAATTGTCATGATACAATCGTAAGGCATCTTGTATTGCCAATCTGAAGAATAAGGATTCCACTTACTGAACTTGATTTGATATTCCATACCATACTGTTCAGTAAGGTATTGAGGATTACCGCCATCAAGATTCAATACATATGGTTCCTCCATGAGAAGACAGACACCTTTTTTGTCTTCGCCTTCACCATCAAAGATTTCTTTCAGTTCAGCAATAACACGATCGCCAGTTTTCAAAGTTAGGATTGATACTGCCATAGTTATTATGAATTCTTTCTAAGTTTAGCATTAAAAAAAGGCACCGTCAAGTGCCTTTCGTTTTTATTTAGAACCAAGTCTTTCGTTTCTGTTTCTCTGGTAGGTTCTTAACCAGAATAACTGTGAGAAGACCGTCTTCAAATTTTACTTCTTCCACTTCTACATCATCTGCCATTTGCCAGTTGCGAGCAAAGGTTCTATATGAGATTCCTTTATGAGAATATTTACGTTCTTTGTCTGGTGGTGCTTTATTAGCAGATACTGTCAGAACATTTCGTTCTGTTGTAACTTCAATATCTCCTCCTGAAAATCCTGCAAGAGCGACTTCCAGCAAGGTTCTGCCATCATGTCCGTCCACCACATTGTATGGTGGGTAATTTGATCCACCTCCCGCAATAGATTCCAGTCTGCTGAATGTTTCATCAAATCCGATTGAGTAGGGAGTATAAGTTTCCCAGTTGATATTTACCATGTCCTTTAATAAGCGACGTTAATTTTAAGACCCCGAAGGCATCTTGCGTAAAAGGGGGATGTTTCCACCCCAATCCTCTCACAGTATTATTTAACAATAACCGTTTAAACTTTAATAACGGTTTTCCTTATTAAAGATTGCGGTTTACTCTACCGCAGTTTTTTTACGACCGATATTATACTTTGACTCAAGTGTCCACTCACCTTTCTCTCTGAAAGACAGGACTTTAATTTGATTTAAAGGAGCAAGATCAGTAATTGTTTCAATGTTAACAACAGTAATCAATCCCCAATCACTAAGCAATTGAATGATACGATTACGACGTTGCACATCGTTCAAAGACAGGTTAGTATTTTTACCATCAAGAGCAAACAACTCTTTGAAGTGAACAATATAATACTTACCTTGCTTATGTAAAATATGACAGGACTGATAGATCTTTTTTTCTTTACGGGATGCTACTCCAATACGTGTTAGAGTCTCTCGCACTTTAAGAAAATCATCTGGTTCTCCAAGAACCACTTCCACCATATCAGTTTGTTTCCACTGGATTATAGTTTCATCATTCATGTTCTTCCACCTTTATTCAATACCTTGGTAATATGATCTAACTGATCCTTGGTAAGAATCCTGAGAGCTTGGAGTGCTTTATCGTCATTATAACCATAATACTCTTTAACTACTTCAAGATAATCAATAGAATCTTTTCGTGCCCAAGGAGAGAAACGCTTCCTCGGTTTGACACTATTTAGTAAAAAGTCATATTGCATCTTCTTGTCAAGATGAGAATTTTTATTCATCTCATTGACATATAGAATAGTATCAGTGAAAGAAGACAAGCACCTATTAACAATATAAGGAGGATACCCTCGCTCACCATCAACGTCATCATGTAAAATATTTTTCTTTGATTGATTAATTGAGTATAGGTAATCCTTCAGTTGATACATTATTAAATCCAGTCAGGTTTGCGGTGTGGTAATCGTAGGTAATTGTCAGATACCCATGGTTTGGAAGCGATGTACATTTTGTATGCTTCAATAGTAGTAATACTATCATCAAATTTAAACTCATCGGGCATAGCACGAACAAAAGGAGTGTGATCATCCCAACCCACATCAGGGATAATTTTGTCAGCAACAAGAAGTGCACTAAAACATGTATGAACTTTATCATATCGAGCAGTATACTCTTGACATAAAGCAAACCCATGAGCAAGTAACCACCTAGTATTTGCTACAGTTTTGTTTGCCCACTTAGTGCAGGGATGATTGCGAAATGCTCCTTTCTTCGTAGCGTAGGGCATACCATCTGCTTTAGGAAGTGTGCCGTAATTGTGTCCCCATTTTTTAGAAGAGACTATAGAGAGCATCTGGCATGTCTCTAGGGGCATCTTAACGATATGCTTATCAGGTAAGACAGCAGCAGACCGCCATGGTGATTCATCTGTGACAAAAATATTCATTTAAATACAGCAGTGACAGAAACAATTTTAGCAGTAGGGTTTCTAGCGATAGCAGTTTGTCTCGCTTCTTCATAATTACGAGCAATGACCTGCTCCTTGAACACAGTGCCTGCTACGTATAGAGTGACTTCACATTTCATAGTTGGTTAGGACGAGTTCCTTGCGAGACGCTTGATCTGTATTATAACTCCCCACGCTCCTCATGGTGTAAGTGTGTGCAAATTCAGCAGCTGTCCACCCCTGCTTGAAGCGGTCTCGGATCAGTTGCGATGAGTTATATGATACAAGTTGATGTGAGATAAAGCGATCACAATCACTAGCAAACAAATCGTGATCGAATCCTTTATGCATGTTGCCTCGTTTACCATAAAGATTTGATCCGATCTCATAGGGAGGATCAAGATAAACAAAGGTTGACTTGCTGTCGCTGAATAGTTCTTCGTAGGATAGATTAGTAATCTTCCACTTAGAAATCATTCTTGAATATTCAGGGAGTTTATCAATGCCTCGCATCGAGAAGTTGCTAACTGACGCTTGCTTGGAGAATGAGCTGGACTCAGTGAGACCAGAGAAAGAGCACTTATTAACAATATAAAAACACACAGCAGCAAATAAGTCGGATGTTGAATCATCGTTTAGTCTCTCCTTAGCGTCTAGAAATAAAGTTTTTGCGGATACTGGTTCTGGATGGGCGTTCTTAGAATCTCTCAACAGATCAGAAAGTTCTTCGCCTTGATCTTGAAGCACTCGCCAGAAGTTGTAGAGTGGTCCATACAAATCGTTCACCCAGATATCTAGGTGTGGATATCGTTTACCAATTTCCAATGCCACAGAACCACCACCAACAAATGGTTCACGATACTCAGTGTAATCTTTCAGGTTAGGAATATACTGAAAGAGTTTACTCAGGGCACGACTCTTCCCCCCTGGATACCTGAGGGGTGTCTTCAATGACTTCAATGTCTGGGGCATGGTATTTAAGGTATTCACGAAAGATCATTTTCATTTCACGCTCTGTCATTCCACAATGAGCAGCAGCATGGGGTAGGTTCATTGTAG